TTACACCCCAAACTCCCCTCGCTCCCCCTGCGGGGCCTGCCCTGTAATTTCATGGGACTGTCGGTCATAATAGATCATATCTCCCACCTGTGCTTGTCCGTTTAGCACCACAAACACCCCACCGAGTGTCTGTGCCACCACCACGCCTGACCCCTTTTGCCCTGTGATTTGTGCCACGCCTTTGGGGGTGGCAAAGAGCTTGTTAAACGTTTGGTATAAATTCATGTTTTTTGCCTTTGAATTATTGACTTTTTAGAGTATTAATACCCCATGTATCTATCAAGCCCCACCACCTGCCACACGCTTGGCACACCATCCTCCACCTTGACCTGCACGTCCACGCTGACCACGACCGCCTTATATCCGCCCTCATCATTGATTTGCCAGATATCGCCCAATGTGGCAAGGGGCAAGCCGTATTTATCCGCCCAGCGTGTCGTTACCGTCATGTCCATGTGCGTGCCTGATTCTGACAGTATTTGCACACCCTTAGCGATAGTAGCAATCTGGTCGGTAAATAGCTCATCGGACTGTATGGGAGCCTCCGCTGTGCGTGCCGACTGTTTGCGATAGACGTTATCAAGACGGCTTGTGCTGGTTAGCCAAACATTGTCATAAGCAGGGCTTACCCGCTGTTGCTCGCTGATTTGCTTAATGGGGTCAAGTCCCAAGATAAGATTAGGCTCTGCCGTGGCAAGCTCCCAAGCAGGGATTTTGTAACGTGGCTTGATGATAAGCTGTGGCTCGCTGACATGGCTTGATACAAATGCCCCGCAGGCATGAGCGACATCGGATAATATCACAATCGGTGTCTTATCCGTGCTATATACCCCTGCACCGATGAGCCAATCAGGGGCTTGATATTCTGCCGTCATGCCTGTATTTGCCAGTGCTTGTTGGCAGAGCTGACTGGCAAACAAGGCTTGATTTAATCCGCCTTGCTTATTGGTGGCATAGTCTGCCGACAGGCGAGCGGTAACACTCCGCCCAGAGAGTGTATAGCTATGATTGACAAATGAGCGGTTTTTACTCAGCTCCTCGCCCATGATGACAAAGCGGCGGTTATTAATGACCACGCTAATCATCGGCTCATTACCACGACTGCCCAGTTTGCCCTTGATTTTGGCAAAGTCTTTGGTGGGTATCTCAATGTGTCCTTGCCAACAGAAGCTGTCCATGTCGGTTTTGATACTAAACGACAAGGGATTGACGTGAATACCGCCAATGGTGGCGGTGATGATATTATGCACGATATAACTCCTAAGATTGGGGGTGCTGGCAGGGGACAGGTCATGCCAACAGACCATGGCAAGTGGTAGAGCGTCTGATGCGTGTTGCCCTCGCTTTCGTCTTAATGCTAGTGGCAGACGGTCGGACGGTGGTCTGATGCTACAATACGAGACAGGTTTATCAGGCTCTGTCTCTGGTATGGGATAGTAACGACATGGCACAGGGGTGCTGTGAGTTATCGTGTGCGTACTGGGGCGAGCAATCAGCGTACTGCCTGTGTGGTGGGTGTTATCGCCAAATAGCCCCAATACGTCTGATAAATTGCCCTGCGTGCAACTTTGTAAATAGCCCTTAGCCCCATATTGGGCAGGATTACAACTAAATAGCCCCACACCACCGCCCACGCTGATGTGATGAGCGTGGTTAAGTGCTATTAGGGCCTGCCATGCGTGCCAATAGATACTACCAATCAGATAAGGGGTGCTGACGGTACTATCTGTCCCATGAGCGATATGGACAAAATGGCGAGTGGACATATCACGCCCATGGGCTATCATTTGCACATCGCCATATAGCACACCAAACGCCCGTGCCACATCATCACTTGCCCTACTTATCCGTCTGTCTATATTCACACCCTGTGAGCTAGATGTTAGGCTATTAAACGCTACCATGACAGGATTTTGTCTTTTTGGGGTTGGCTTGGGTGTTGGGTCAGTAGGCGTTGGCAAAACCATGTCCAGCGTGCCTAACTTGCGATTTAGGGCAAGCGGTAAGCGGTCGGACGGCGGTTTGTCATGTTGTCGTCTTGTTAGTGGCAGGGGCAGTTTATCGCTGGTTATTGCCATGACTGCCACAGCTCCATTTGCTCATCAATGGTTTTGTCATCTTTGGGGACGACATAATCCCACACGGCAGGCTCATACCGCTCTACGCCATCGGTGGGCGGTAGGTCTCGTGCCATGATGAGATATTTAGCATTTTCATTGATTGCACCAAACAAATAGTGACCTTTGTCAGTACTTCTTACTTTTTTAACAAAAGTGAATGCATTGTCATATTGATTGATTTGATATAAAAAAACTCACGACTTGCTGGCATGCCATTCACAGTCACTATGCCATCGCCATCACCTGCGATAAAGCCTGTGCCACTATACCATGAGCGGTCTCTAATAGATGGTTCAAAATACATTACTTTCGCTCCAATCATCGGTTTGAATCCAGACCCTGCCATGCCAAGGTTGATATAGACCAACCACGGGGTTGGCAAAGGGGGCTTGATTTTGTAGGTACTGTAAGTGACCTTTGGATTGATACCCCCAAATTTCAGAATAGGGCATGAGCATGCCAGGTAGTTCAATTGCAGGCTCCGATGTATCGCCACGAGTCATGCGTAAGAATAGCTTAGTAAACATTGCCAATCTACTGTTATATCTATATCTATCTAGGGAGCGGTCACCCCAATAATTGCTAAAACCAGCAAATAAACCATTGGGAAAATACGCCAATCCCTCTGATGTCATGATTGATGCATGTCCTGTGTTATCATGCGTGTAACTTGTATCACTATTACACATTAATGCACTGTAATTTTTGTCCTGCCAAAGCGAGATAACATCGCCAAAGCCATACAGTACACCCATGTAGTTACTGTTTAGCTCAGTCTGAATCCATAAATAGAAAAACTGGTCTGTGGCAATAATAATCCAGTAGTGACTGCCTGTATAATCAAAATTCTTAATAAAATAACCCTCATGATATTTACCAATGATTTGATTATCCCATCCCTTACTTGCAATGACTTTTGCACTGTTTTGGACGTCTGTGACCGACAGCACATGATGAGAGCTTTTAGGATTGGGTGAGTTAATGACCAGCTTATGTGTGTCTTTATCATCTTTTAGTATCTGCCATCCCGCTCCCTGTTTATCGCCATAGCCTGTGACTAAGCAGGCTTTTAGCACGATGTTTAGCGAGCCATTTTTTTCATTGAGAATAGGGGCATTTGGGTCTGTTGATTGATAGATGGTAGGTTTCATATCAGCTCCTTAAATCATGATTAATTAACAGTTAAAACCGCTTTAAACTTCGGTCGTATCGCCAAATAGCACCTGAGTATAGCCGTCCGACCCCTTAGGGTTGTCTGCTGACGGTTGTACCGCACAGATGACCCACACAGGCAGTAGCGTCCCCCATGTGTCAAAGCGTACCACTTCTTGCACGCTCCACGGCGTGTCCGCTCCAAAAGCTTGTTTGGGAATCGTAAAGTATGGCTTGCCTGTATTGGGTTAGTCGGTGCTAGGTCTTGCAGGGTGTCAGTTTTAGCAACAAAGCCCAATGTCTGACCGTACAGCTCAAACTGCGATGAACTGGTAAACTTAATCAGCCATTTTTCTGTGATTGCCCCATCATCGGTTAGGACAATGGGATAGTCTTTGACATTTAAGCGGTTTAATGGCTCATCGCCAATGCGGGTGTCTTGCCAGACATTTGTCCAGTTACGCTGAGTAAATGGCACGCTCGCTCGCACTTGCAGGTTACCGCCGATGAGCACGCTAGCCACATAAGTGTCCTCTAAGGGATAATCTCGCTTGGTCGGAAATATCAAAGTCAGCGTACCATCAATGTCCACGCCATGAATGCGGTTTTTCTCCTCCCATGTACAAGTGGCAAATAAGGGCAAGGCATAATCAGACAAATCCAGTGGGCTTGTCCAACAGGCAAATAAGAATAAGCCACGGTGCTGTATGTGATAGACGAGCTAAACACATGAGCCGGCTTAAAGATTTGTCCGTCCACCACGGCGTCGATGTTATACCAACTCTCGCTCTCATTGCCGTCAGCACTCACCCATTTACCAAATTTAACACTCGCCGAACCGTACTCTACGTCCACCAGTCCCGAGATATACTCGCTGTCGAACTCACCCTTAGCGTTGGCGGTGGCACTGATTGGCGTGCCGTCTAGCAAGGTTGCCTTAATGACCAATGATGATGGGCGGATTGGGGCAGACGGCGTGATAAAGCTGATAGAATCAGTACGACCCGCATTCACACTGGTCGTCAAAGACTGCACCGACACTGTCCCAATGGGGCCTGAGAGTATCAGCTCGCCTGTGCTATAATCAATGCTCCCCACCTTATCCGCTTGCCCTGTGGCGGTGTTTAGATTTGTATAAATAGAGCCGTCTTTATCAAAGTAGGATTTACCATTCATGGCAAATCGCACTGAGTTTGGGATAATTAGCTCACCTGTCTGTATCTCAAACTTGACAGACGTACTCACCGCCAAGGGTGATGAGACTGCCGTGGCAGGGTGCGTGTCATAATAAGACACATTGATGCTTGCCCCTGCCGCTAGGGTTGCCCCTGCGGGGGTATAGCTAAATCCTGTGAAACTGGTGCGATAGACGTCTTGGTAGGTTTTACTAGGATAAGTGTAATTATTCCAAGTACCGCCACCGCTACTTTGGCTGTGTACTCGCTCGCCGATTTTGTCTTTGGTGTAATTGGCTTTGGGGATAGAGACGGTAGTATCAGGATTAAATACCGCTTTGCCGTTTTTGACCGTCCCCACGGTTTTGCCGTGGCTGTCTATCAGGTTGCCCTTGCCGTCATCGGTCAGCGTGATAAAGACCGTCCCTGCCCCATAAGTGCTGTGCGAGCCGTCACCTGATTGGGTGATGTTACGCCCTTTACGCCCACTGGTGCTAATCACCGCCCCTAGGGCAATCTCATCATAGCCCTCCACAGTGACAGGATAGGTCAGTTGCAACGTCCCTGCGACAAAATCACCAATGTCAATACTGACATTGCCCTGCAAATCTCGGGCAGGGGCTGGGTGATTTTGGCTGATTTTATCGCCTGTGTTATAGCCGACAGTGACGCCAGTAATAGCACTATTCAAAGTCAGCACGCCGTCAATATAACGCCCTGTAACATCGCCACTGATGACCCCTTGGGCGTTGACCGTGGCACTGCCACCGCTCCATGATAACGTGATGGACGATGGGTCAGGCGTGGTGGGCAGTCTGATGACACTTTTAACACTCGGTACAAGGTCGGATCGCTTGATAAAAGTGGCAGATGACCCCCAATAGATGACGATTGCCGAGCCGATGTCGGGCAGTTCGCTACACGTGATAGAGAGTGTACCTGTTTGTGGGTTGAGATTGATAGAGCCGTGCGTTTGTGAGCCTTGGGGTAGTCTGTACCATTTGCCCTGTGAGCGGTATTGCACGCTTACCGTGCTAGGATTGGGTAGATTGACAATGTAGTTATAAGACTGTGTATTTTCGCTCACGATGATTTTGGCGGTGTCTGAGACGACATCGGCACTACTTGCAGGGCGAAAGCTCACCGAACGCACATACATGCGATTTAGATTGATAAATCCATGAGCATAATCCACTGTACCAACATTTTGCCCATTTTGGGTAAGCGTGCCGTCTGTGTCGGTGATGTTATCGCCAACCGTACTGATAATCAGCGAGTTTGGCAGGATAGCCGAGCCTGTATATAGGCTGTTTTGGGTACTGTAAATGGTCAGTGTAACATTGTCCTTTGCTCCGTCAAAGAGTGCAACCGTTAGCCCACTGGCGGTCAAATCAGCAAGCAAAGTCTCGCTTTGGGTGGTTGGCACTAATTTCTCCATCAGACTAGGCACTTGCACACTCATCATGCCCGCCCTAATGGCTTTGGTAAGCGGTTTAATGCCATAATACGCCCCTGCATCTGCGACATGCGTTTCACGGATTTTACAAGGGTTGTCTATGTAGGTGCGTGATGGATAATTCGCTCCGATAAAGGCGTGAGTAAGTGGTTGGGTAATCTCCATTTTGACAACAATTTTCTCAAAATTGCCCTTATCATCGGTAAAGGTGCGTGTCTCTGATGAGACGGATGTGATTTGGATATACTGCTCCGCCTGCTCATAACCTTTCTTGTCTTGCCTTAGGCAGTATCTATCGCCCACTAGGGGCAACGGCTCGCCCACCGACTGGTAGGCTTGCACGATACGGCTGTTTTTTGATTGGGTAGAGAGCAGGGTCATGCGAGACTCTATTGTGGCAACACTATACGCCTCAATGGATTTGATAATCTCGCCTCGCACTTCGCCGAATTTGCCTGCACGGGTCAAGAGATATGAGACACTGGGGTCTTTGGGTGGCTTAGTAATGGCGGTAAACGCCCCCAAAAGTGGCTCGTCATCGGCACGCTGTACCCCTGCATAGACCAGCCGTGTCATCATACCGCCATTAATGCGTTGGATTGATGAGATGGGGTCAAACAGCTCATTGTCCGCCCCTGTGAGCGGTGTACCCAGTGCCAATCCACCGCCGTCATCGTTGTCGGTTAAGCGTTCGGAGGGGTAGATTTTTAGGTCGGATTTATTGAGTTTGGTGCGTGGTGCTGTCATGTCATGCCTTTAAAAAGGGTTTATTTAAAAGAGGTTTAAACGGTTAAAAAATGCAGATTCAGCGTACATTCATCATCATCTTCTTCGTCAGCAGGTCTACATTGCTTGATAAAATTAATATCGCTTATCGCAGGTCTGCCAAAGATGACTTGATATTTTTTACCCTTGGGGTGGATTAGGGTAAGTGTCAGCTCTGGCATATCCGCCCATGCTTGCAGTTTTGCCAAATCCGCCCTTGTGGTGCGGGTGTGCGTGCCGTCAAGCGTGATGGGTCTGCCTGCCTTTTTGGTGCCTTGTTGGATATCCACCGCCCCTGTAAGTGTATAGACAGGGTCGGACTGAGCAAGCTCTTGCCAGTCAAATTCGTCTACCCAGACAAATTGGGCGTGCAGGATGAGTATGTCGGTTTGGTTGGTCAGTTGCCACATAGATTGTCCTTTTTTGTTATTATGCCAAAGACCGCCCCAAAGCATTAGGGGAACGAGTTCAGGGGGCTGGCAGGAGATTAGTAAGCCTGTCGTTTTGATGCGTCCATGAGCTCTTTGGCAAATTCTTGTTTTGCCTCGATTTTGGCTTGTTCTCTGACTGCTTCAAGCCGTGCATTCCAACCGTTTGCGACATCTTGGGCGGTGAGATTAACAGTATTATTACTGCTATCGCCTTGCCATGCTTTGAGATTTTGCTCATTTGCTTTGTTGGTCGCTTGGCGGTTTTGCTCATCATTGATTTGTCTTTGTAAAGATAGAGATTTTGAGTAATGATTAATTTCTTCGGTATTACCCCGTGCCACCGCTTCTGCCATTTTTGCTTGTAGGTCGGCAAGTTTTTGGGCTTGTTTGATGCGGGCACTGTCCATCTCTCGCCCTTGTAGGCTAGCAAGCTCGGCATCCAAATCTTGCATGGTGGTTTTGGCGGTGTCCGCTAGGCTATCCATCTGCTTTTGGGCTTGTTGGATTTGCTCTTGTAGATTATTGAGCTTGGTTTTATCAAGCTTAATCAGACCACCAATACTAAATGCGGTGGCATTAGCAAGGGTGTTTTGGGCCTTTTGTAAGTCTGCCATGCTCACCGCCTGAGATGATAGACTGTCGGTAGCGTTTGTGACGGCACTATCCATGTCGGTCATGGACTTAACCATATTTTTGGTTTGGTTGTCTAACTCTGTAAAATACGCCCCCAGTTGGGATAAGCCTCGTTTGCTTTTACCGATATCCTTACCCATTTTGTCAAAGACTTGGTTAATCTGCTCATGTGTCGCCCCAAGACTGGTTAAGACATCTGCCTGCGAGCGTATGCCTTGTGCAATTTTTGCCATGCCTTGGGCAAAACCTTTGCTACTGCTTTGGGTGGTAGAGCCTACTTTTGCACTTGCTTTTGCCATCTCATCGGCACTTTTGGCGGTCTCTTTTTGGGCATCGCCTAGCTTTTTGGTGGCAGTGGCAGATTGGGTTAGGGCTTTGTCATTACCGCTTAGGACTTCTGATTGCTCTTTTAGCTTGTCGTTTAGCTCTTTAACGCCCTCCGCTGTGCCTGTTGCCCCTGCGTGTAGCTGTCTCATTTGTTCGGAGGAGACAAACGCTGTCAGCCCTGCTTTTTGTAGTTCGGTTTGTACCGCTTTAAAGTCTTCTTTGGTCTTGGCGGATGCTAGGGCAGTATCTAGGGCTTGGGTGAGTGCGACTTTTAGCTCGTCAGCACCTTTGGCGGTGTCTTTGATGACGGATAGACCGATTTTTAAATTGTCCGCCATGTCCTTGCCTGATTTGCTCATGCCTGCATTGATGGCGGACATGGACACGCCCAGAGCGTCTAGGGCTTTTGCCTGTTCATCGGTTGCTTTTTTGGCATTTTGTTGGGCAGTGGCGGTGTCTTTGACGGATTGGGCGAGTTCTTTGTTGCCGTTTACCGCTTCAAGCAGTCGCCCATTTAACTCGGTTTGGGCTTTGGCATTGTCGCCGACCTGAGCTTTAACAGCGTTATAAGCCATTGCCATTTTATTAACGTCATCGCCTGCCAAGCTCATGACCGCACTAAACCCTTGTAGGGCGGACTTGGTTTTGCTGTCAATGCCCGTGGCAAATTCGTCCATATCAAGACCTAGGGCATCAAACGCCCCACTTGCTTTTTCAAGGTCGCTTTTAATCGCCTCGCCCAAACCCTGATTTTGGGCTTCATCGGTCAAGTTTTTGATGGTCGTCTTGGTCGCTTCGATTTGAGTTTGTAAGTCTTTATAATCCTGCGAGTTCTTTTGTCCTGCCATGCCCATATTGGCAAGCTGTATTTCAAGCTGTTCTAGCTCCGCTTTGGCAATGGCAAGGCTGTTGATGAGTTCGGTGTTGGCTTGGGACTGGGCAAGAGCAGTGTCTGTGGCATCATCTTGGCTTTGGGCAAGATTGTCGGTAGCAGTTTTTGCATTCGCTGTCTCATCTGCCAAACGCTTGGCACTCTCAGCAGACGTTTCAAAATTCTGGCGAACATCATCAAAGGTGCGGTCGGTAAAGATGGCATCTGCATAAGCAAGCAATCGACCCATCTCATCACCAATGGCTCGGACGGCACTGCTATTCTCATAAGCCCAATCGCCAATGCTTTTGCCTACCGTCCAAGCAGTTAATGCCCCCATAATGCCATTTAAGCTGGTCATTTGCTTGGCAAGGCTTGCTGTCTGCACACCTGCATTGCCAAGCTCAGTGTTCATCTTGTCAGCACTAACAGCGGTCGCATCGATGGCACCTTTGGCACCCAAAAAGCCTGTTGTTATCTGCAAAGCAGACTTACCACCCAAACTACCCGTCAGAGCAATCACGCTATTTAACGCCTTGACAGCCACCACCGCTCCGCCCATGAGCGTAACAAGCTGAGTGATGGTTGGGTATTCGTGGGCGATATCAGCAAGTGTGCCTGCCATGTCGCCCACCGCTTCGGCTGTGGTGCTGATGATGGGCAGTAGGTGCTGACCGATGTTAATCGCCAGTGCCATGAGTTCGGCTTTGGCTTGGGTCACCTTTTTGGCGGCGGTGTCCATTTGGGCTTGAAATTCTTTTTGCATCGCCCCTGCCGTGGCGGTCTTATCCGTGGCAAGCCCCAAGGCTTGATTATAAGTGCCAAGTGAGCCGACCAGTAGGTTAATGTCATCGGCATACTCCGCCCCAAAGAGCTTGACAGACACCATGGAACGCTGACGGTCATCGAGCTGTCCTAGCTTTTCTAAAAAGCCTGATAGGGCTTGTTGTGGGTTTTTGGCGATGTTGTCTGCCATCTCATCGGCACTGGTGCCTATCATCTGCAAGCCATCGGCAAACCCTGCCCCTTGGTTTTGAACGGTTTGTAGTTTGGTCAGCAAGGCATTGATGGCAGTACTTGTCACTTCTGGCGGTTTGCCTAGGGCAATCATGGCGGCGGTCAGTCCTGCCACTTCTTCTTTGGCAAGCCCAAACTGACGAGCCGTACCACCCACCCTGAGCATGGCATCGACTATCTCTCACTCTTTGGCTGCCATGTTATTACCCAGCGTGTTGATGACATCACCAAGCTCACCCACCTGTTCGATGGGCATGTTAAAGACGTTGGCAAGTTTGGCGGCGGCATCGCCCGCTTCATCGGCACTTATGCCAAACGCCACCGCCATTTGACCTGCCATGGTCGTAAACTCACCCAATTTGTCAATCGACACACCAAGCTGACCGCCCATCGTGGCTATCTGTGCCACTTCGGTGGCAGTCATGCCAAGCTCCACCGACAAATCTTTGATTTCTTTGGAGAGCCTAGACATCTGCTCGGGCGTACCGTCCACGACTTTTTTGACCCCTGCCATGGCGGTCTCAAATTCCATGGCGGCTTTGGCGACCACTGCCATGCCACCTGCACTGCCTGCGATTTTACTAAGCTCGCCTATCATCTCACTTGCCGTGAGTGTGGTTTTGCCCAGCTGTTCTTCTAGCTCTTTGACTTTTTTGGTGTGTAATTCATTGGCACGGGCAAGCTCACTGCCTGTTAGCTTGCCTGAGAGTTTAAGGCGTTCGTAGGCTTTGTGAACTCTGTCAAGCTCCGCCCTTGCTTTATCGTCTATGTCAATGCCCAATGCTATTTTGGCATCGCTGATGGTTTTTAATCTTTTGGCTTCATTGGTCAGACTACCCAAAGACTGCTCTGCTTCTTTGGTACGGGTAGATAGGGCTTGTTTTTGTTGATATAAATTTTTGGTGGATAAACCCGCCTCATTCATGGCGGATTTTACTTTGCCAATTTGACTGGTTAGGCTTTCTTGTTGAGCGGTTAGTCTTTGGGTCTCGCCAACTGACCGCTCAAAGCTCTTTTGTAGCTCGCTGGCTTCTTTTTTAGCTTGTGCTAACTGTTGCTTTTGTTCTTTTGTAGCTTTGCCTGATTCGGTAATGGCACTTTCTAATGCTTTCACTTTTTCTTTTGCATTAGCGTGTTCATTAGAAAGCGTGGCGGTTGCAATCCTTGCTTCATTAAGGGCTTTGCTGTTGTCTCGGCTTTCTGTTTTTAGGCGGACAAAGTTATCAATCAATGCTTGCTGAGATTGCACTGACGAAAACTCTTTGGCAAGCTCAGAGCTTGCTTGGGTCAGACCTGTAACGTCCACCCCTGCCTTGGCTATCTCTTTTGACAGCTCGCTGATTTTATTAACACCCTCCACGCCTGTCTTAATGGTCAGCTGTGTTTGTAGTTGGTTTGCCATAAAAAAATCCCCTTAGTTTAATTAAGGGGATTTTAAAGAGGGTTTAAAATAGCGGTAAGATGACAGGGTTCAGAGCCTACCCCAAATCCACCATGGCAAGCTGTGCCAAATAATTAGAACGGCTTTTGTATAGCGATTTATGAGCTGAGACTTTTTCGTCAATTTTGGTGATGAGTAGGCTTGGCAAGGTAACGTTGATTTTCTCCGCCTTACCCATAAAGGCAGACATATCCACGTCCACCACTGCCCACAACATACCGTCAAATTCGCTATTGTCCTGATGATAAAAAACGGGCTTGGCGGTAGGTAGTGTGTCGCCATCTTCTGCCATGCCTTCCAAATGCAAACTGATGGCTTCATAAGCATTCTTAATGGCTTCATCAGG